AAATAAGCGCAGGCAGACTGCCCGCACTAAGCGCCAGAACCATTTTGAATGGACATGGCGAGATGTTGTTAAAGTAAATGCTAACTACGAAAAGCACATTAAGCGTGAGAAGCTCCGTATTGGTGAAGACTCAGATGAGTTCCAGATGTCATATAACTGTAAGTGGCTTCTTGAGCGCGGTATGTTTGTTACTTCAACTGTCATGGACAAGCTTGGCGACACCTCTATGGAAATTCAACGCGCTTGGCATAGAACCCCAGTAGTTGTTGGCATTGACCCTGCGCGTAAGGTTGACTCAACAGTTGTTACCGTAGTCTGGGTTGACTGGGATCGCCCGGATGAGTTTGGCTACTTTGACCATCGAGTACTTAACTGGCTAGAGCTACAAGGTGATGACTGGGAAGACCAGTACTTCCAGATCGTAAAGTTCTTAGAGAACTACAACGTTATGTACGTAGGCGTAGACGCTAATGGCGTAGGTGATGCTGTGGCTCAAAGACTAAAGCTTCTTCTTCCTAGAGCAGAGGTCTTTGCTGTAGGCAGTAGCCAGCCTGAACAATCTAAGCGCTGGAAGCACTTAAAGGCGCTTATGGACCGCGAGCTTATTAGCTGGCCAGCCCACGCTAAGACCAGGAAGCTACGTAGTTATCGACGTTTTAGGCAGCAGCTAGAAGACTTGGAAACCAAGTTTACTGGACCTAACTTCCTAGCCAAAGCCCCTGATGAAGCGCACGCTCACGACGACTACGCAGACTCTCTTGCTATTGCTTGCTCTTTAACTATTGAAATGACTATGCCGCAGATAGAAGTATCGTCCTCTCCATTTTTTAGATAAGACTTTAGGCTGACTACGGGTATTTTCTGTAGCACACTGTTACTGAGGTCCTCAACCTAATATAGGAGTAAATAATGGCAATTGCACCAGATCCAAAGTTCCCAGAGCGTCCTGGCACTGTCTACGACCGCAAAGTCTCACCAGCTACACCTGGTCAGCGCGGACCACTTCGTTTTGAAGAAGGCATTGCAACAGATACAGACGTCCCACAGGAATTCACAAAGGGCGCTATGCAGGGATATGTTCCTGCAGCAGGTCGTCCAAATCGTAATCAGAATGTATTTGAGAAGCTTCCAGAAGAGACAATGCGTGAACGCGCTCACGTTGGTTCTGCTGCATGGGTAGAAGCTCCAGATCATCTTTCAGAGTTTGCTGCTGGTGGTTTTGCAGACCACGGTGACAACCGCATTGAGGAAGCATTCCGCAGCGGTCGTCCACAGAAGGCTGGCAATCCTGCAGTCGTTCACGACTAAGAAATAAGTCAATCATCCCTGCCTCAGTTACCGGGGGCAGGGCTGGTTACTATCTAAGGATTATTAATGGCATTAATCGCAGGTAAAGAAGTTAAAAAGGGTCCTAAGCAGATCCCTGCAAATCAAAAGCTTTGGAACATGCTTACTACTCAAGCGCGCTCAAAATTCCGCACCTACCCTTCTCCTGCAGCCGCCCACTGGGTTCACTCTCGTTATGTGCAACTAGGCGGCAAGTTTGTAACTTCTGAAAAAGATGTAGATCCTCGTTTCCGCGACTACGCAAAAGAAGCGCAGGACAAAAAAGAAAAAGAACAAAAGAAGGTAGTGACTAAGCCGGTAGGTCAAAACCTCATTAGAGGCGAGCGCTTCCGCTGAGTGTCGCTTTGTGTATAAGTCGACATTTGTGTTAATATTGTCTAGAGTTGAAAGAGGTGAGCAGTGAGCGGTATGGATTTTTCTCCACCGAGTTATCGCGCAGCCTCCTCTGATTTAACCATCTCCATCTCCCCGCTGGGACTAGTAGAGCTAGCGGATGAAGAGTTTGAAGTTCACGGCCCACGCCTAAATCGCTACTCACTTAACTGGGCAATGTATCTCGGCCATCACTGGTCTTATCGCCGTCAAACAGGCGAGACACAGATGGTACTTAATTATTACCGCGCTTTTACAGACTTTATTATTAACTTCACCTTTGGCAAGGGCGTTAACTTCCGTAGCCCTAAAGAGACAGAGGCTATTGTTCCAGACCTATTAGAGCGTGTGTGGGAAGTAGATAACAACAAGGCCACAGTCCTATGGGAAATTGGTCAACAGGGAACTGTGTCAGGTGACTGCTTTATCAAGGTTGCTTATGAAGAGGCTTACACTGACCCTGCCGGACGTAAGCACCCCGGCCGTGTACGTATTTTGCCCCTCAACTCTTCTTTTGCTTTCCCAGAGTTCCACCCACATGACCGCGAACGCCTTGTACGTTTTAAGCTCAAGTATCGCTTCTGGGGTACGTCGTTAGAAGGTACACGTCAAGTCTTTACTTACACAGAAATTTTGACTGATGACATTATTGAAGAGTACATCAACGATGAGCTTATTGATTCGCGTCCCAATCCTCTTGGCACAATTCCTGTTATTCACATTCCTAATGTCCGCATTTCTGGTTCTCCTTGGGGCCTTTCAGATTGCAATGACATTATTAACATTAACCGCGCGTATAACGAAACCGCTACAGACATTGCTGACATCGTTAACTACCACGCTGCGCCAGTAACAGTAATTATTGGAGCTAAGGCTTCTCAGCTTGAAAAGGGCGCTAACAAGGTATGGGGCGGTCTTCCAAAAGACGCTCGTGTAGAGAACCTTGAAGGCGGAGCTCAGGGTCTAAAGGGCGCAATGGACTTCCTTGCAATGATGAAGAAGTCTATGCACGAAATGATTGGTGTCCCTGAGACTGCTCTTGGTCAGGCACAACCTATCTCTAATACCTCAGGTGTTGCTCTATCTATTCAATTCCAGCCTTTAATGAACCGCTATCATCAGAAGATCGTTCAGTATGCCCACGGTCTTGAGCGCGTTAACGAGCTGATTCTTCTTAACCTTGCCCTTAAAGAGCCAGAGACCTTTGTTTGGGATCCTAACTCAAGCACTGTTCCACTAAAGCCTGGTCAAGTAGACAAGCTAGATATTAACGACCCTATTACTTTCCGCTCTTATGTCCACTTCCCACAGCCATTGCCTCTTGACAAGCTCATTGCTATCAATGAAGTTCAGTCAATGCTCTCACTTGGTCTTGAGTCTAAGGAAGGCGCCCTCCGTATCTTGGGCGAAGAGTTCCCACAAGAGAAACTCACAGAGATCCGTCAAGAGCTTCAAGATGAAGCCATGGCTGACGGCGCACTTAAGCTTATTCAAACTCAGATCGAGCAGGACATCATGGCCCTTACAGGTTCGATGCCAGCACAAACAGGTCCTGGTGGTTCCTCTGCACCAGGCGCTCCAGGCGCAGAAGCTCCTGCAGCTCCAACAGAGCCAGTATTACTAGACGATGCAACCATCGCTGCCCAGATGGGTGATGAAAAGGTCCGCACTCGACTAGTAACGGAAGCCTACGGTACTCAATTGCCACAGCGCAGAGTCCCAGAGGACTACCAAAAATAAAGTAATTTATACAGACAATTAGGACATCTATTGTCAAAATAAATACTGTAATACCACGTTAGGTCATTTGTGCCCCCACATCGGAGAACGACCCCTAGGATAAAAGGATAAACGCATGTCAGAAACTGCAGAACAAATGGCTACTGCTTTTGAAGCAGAAGCAAATACCGCTCCAGTAGTAAATGTGTCGGGCGTTGACGCGCCTACTGTTACCTCTGGAAAGAGCGAACCAACTCAGAAGTTTTATACCGAAGAGGATCTTGCAAAGGTTCGTTCACAGGAAAAAGAGAAGCTCTATCCAGAGATCGATCGATTGAAGGAAGAAGTCTCTATCCTTAAGAAGGAGCGCGAAGAAAAAGCAGCTCGCAAAGCAGCTGAAGCGGAAGCTAAAGCAGCTGAAGAAAAAGCTAAGCTTGAAGAAGACTTGGACGCCAAGGACTTTGCAAAAGCAACAGCTGAAGAGTTGCGAGAGCAGTTGGCACGTGAGCGTCAAGAACGCGAAGCGGCCTTCGCTCTTCTGGAGCAGGAAAGAAAGTTTGCAGAACTGCAGGCTTACCGTCAACAAGCTGTTGAACAGAACCGCGACAATATCATGCCTCAGTTGCTTGATTATATTCAGGGCAATACCCCTGAAGAAATTAACTCAAGCATTGCGGATTTGGTTGAGCGAACTAACAGTATTCTCGGAGATGCGCAGTCTGCTTTACAGCAGCAGCGCAGAGATATGCCGGGCGTAAGGGCAACCTTGCCAGGCGTTGGACCATTGGAAACTAATTCGGAACCACGTCAGTTTACTGCCGCAGATATTGCGTCAATGCCGATGAATGAATACGCAAAAGTCCGTAGTCAGATCTTGAGCAATCGTGCTCAGGGTAAGACCAGCGGAATCTTGGGATAACACTTACTTAACAAAAACTACTATCAAGGAGTCAAAGCCAAATGGCATCAGGTATCACAGGTACAGGCAATCTTGCCGCTTCACCTACAGCGTACTCAGGTACCAACACCCAGCTCACACAGGCGATTCAGACTATCTGGTCCAAGGAAATCTTGTTCCAGGCTATGCCTATCCTTCGCTTCGAGCAGTTTGCAGTCAAGAAGACTGAACTCGGTGTT